GGTCGCAAGATAATTTCAGAGCATGGGTTAGTTCCAAATTCGTGGTTACTGTTTCGTCGGCCATACTTCTCAGCCTGTTTCTTAGAGGCTACACGGTTGAATACACCACGCTCACCTGATTTACTTTCTACCAAGGCAGTCCATTCACGAAGGAATGTCTCTACGTCTGGCTTCTCTGTGTAGCAGACAGAGTTGTTAGCTAATCTCCGTTGACCTTGTGTCTCCCACCACTGACCTGACTTAGCGTGACGCATACGATCATCACTGAGGTTACTGAGAGAGATCATAGCAGAGCGACGAACGCCACCTACTACAACTACTTCACCAATCTTACACATGATGTCGTGACACTCAACAGAGGAGAGCTTACGCCCCTGTGCAGCCTTGAACTTCTGGATGGTAAACTGGAACAGGTCAACAAGAGGTGCTGGACCTGAAGCACGACCACCAAAGGTCTTCAGCTTTGCACCAGCAGGACGAACCTTAGACACGTCCCACTTAGGAATCTCACCAGCCCACAGAAGAGAGAGAACCTGACGATAGGCTTTAGCCCAACCCTCTTTGCTATCCTTAACCACTACTGTTGTTTCACTGTCAAACAGAACGTCTGGCACATCTGGAAGGTTGCTGACGTACTGACGCTCTACAGAGAAGCCTACACCAGTGCCACACAGCAGGATGAACATAGCCTCATCAAATGCCTTAGGATCATCCACAGAGAGGTATGCACAGTTATACATACAAGTATTGTCACGCATAGCAGCCTTACCTGCTGTCATCATAGCCCTCATACTGGGGCAAACTTCTAGCGATAGGATAGCATCTTCAATCTCTTTGCTGATACCTACACCGCTGTGAGGAACAACAGTGTCAACCACATTGGTGATATAACGGCTTACAGTTTCCCCATAGTCCTCTCGTCGGTTCTCTTCTGGTAGCCACCGTGCATAGCGCGACAGTGCGATAAATGCTTGATAATCGGAAGGAAGATAATTGTTGCTCATATTATTTACTATCCTGTTTGCCACGTTCATGTTTGTCTTTGTCTAGCCATACCAGCCTGTCGATATCCCCTCTGTTGATACCAATGTCGGATAGCTCTCGGTTTGTTAGTCGGTTAAGCTCTTTAATAACCTCACGATGCTTACGCCAAGTCTTAAGGTAATTATAGTAACGCTTAAAAATGTTCATACCAAGTCCTCCAAATTGACCTTAGGGTAACTCTTATTCTTCATAACTTTTCCATCTTCCCTATATTCGATAGTTCCATCAGGCTGATACATACGGCCCATGTTGTTCTCATGTATTCTCTTCACAGCCTTATTCAAGTCCCAACCAAGAGAATTTGCATAACCAAAGATAACATACACCAGATCAGCTAACTCCTTCAGTTCATCCTCTTTGCTATAACGCTTATGGGTAACCAAGTTGAAAGCCTCTGCTGACCACTCTAGGTATTCCTCTACAATAAGCCCCCTACTTACAGATGGGTTCTTGTCTTGACCTGCTGTAAAGCGAAAGTCTTCAACCATCTGCATTATATTAGGGGTCTCAACCCACTCTCTAAACTTATCTTGTTCGTCTTTGAAAGCATCCATGTCTTCTGCGGTAATCATATCTACCTCCTGTAAAACGCTTATGCAGCTACCTTAGCTTCTGTTGTTTCTTCTATTCTATCTTGTGCAATATCAAAATAGTCTTTGTCCAGTTCAATACCGATAAACTTCCTACCAGTGTTAAAGCAAGCAACACCAGTTGTCCCACTACCCATGAAGGGGTCAAGCACTGTGTCGTTTTCATTTGACCACGACAGAATGTGATCTGTAGCAAGAGCCTCTGGGAACATAGCAGGGTGAGGCCACTTCTTCGATGTCCTATCCTGACCAGTAGTCTTTACATCCCATACATTATGGCGCAATCCGAACTCAGCAACCTTCTTACGGGGGCGGATTAGCTTGGACCCATCCGTTTGTGTTGAGGTATTCTTACCGTAACTACCTACGTCACCTGCACACTTATTCTTTCGGTCCTTGATACCATTGAAGTCACGAACCTTACCTTTGCTGAAAACAAACATATAGTCAAAAACTTGGTGGTATCGGTTGGATGCTGGGTTGGCAAAGTTAGGCTTCCTCCAGATCATTGTATCATGCAAATTGAAGCCGCAATCCATAGCGTGAAGGGCTTGCCTAAAAGAGGTCCCTGTTTCACTACCATTAATGGTGGCGTCAGCCGCTACCCATACAACAACACCTCCGTCTGTTGTCACTCGGTAAAGCTCAGACAGAACCTCCTCCCAGACATTCTGTGTCCATTGGCTGTTGTTGCCATTGTAGGTCCGTAGGTTGTCGTGAGGTGGGCTTGTCACAGTAAGATCGATAGACCCCTCTGGCATACCCTTAATCAACTCAAGGCAATCCCCTTGAAGCAACTTCATGTCATTATTCTTAGTCATACTTATCTCCCGTAAAAGAATGTTTCAGTGTCTGCTGTAGCTTTGTGTTGCCAGAAATACCAGCAGAAATTATCAGTGCTAGTGGCCTTACTATCTTTGAACCACTTGACCCTTCCGATGCTAACAACCTTGGAACACTTATCCATGTAGCTACCAAAGTATTTGTTGTGCATCATATCAGAAGGTAATAGCAGCCACGTAGGTTTCAAGGTGGTGAAGTGATCTATTAGAGGTAACAAGACACTTTTAGTGAATGGTGGGTTGGTTATGATAAGGTCACACTTCTCAAGTTCATGCTTACTTAGGCACATAGCATCCCATACCTTACCAGCACCTCTGTTCTCTATATCACTCTCCCACTTACATATGGACACCTCTGTTAGCAACTCCGTAAGGTCCCCTTCCCCACAACAAGGTTCAGCATAACGCCTACCCCTAACGCTCCTGATGAACTCAGGCACTAAAACATTAGGGTCTGTTGTGGGGTAGAAGTCCCGTGGTATCTTCTCGAAGCTAGAGCGTTTACTCATCAGGGCCACATACTTTCATAATCATTCTCCGTATTCCCTTCGTAGTGCTGCCATGCTAATAAATTCTGGATCATAAGTTCCGTCTTCAACTCCTCGTAGGTAAACAAGACCTGACCACCAGAGATTATTGCAGGTCCCTGCCCATCCTGCGTCATAGTCTTGGTATACACCTGCGACAAGGCCCATAATCTTCTTACCATTTGAACTAGAACGAACAGCCCAATCAACAGTATGGCTATGCCCAACAACGCAGGAACTGTAGTTCTTGGAAAGTAGACTAGCAGCGTGATGTTCACCACCAATAGGGCGACCCATAAGACCGCTGACAAGAAAATGAGCGAACGAAATGCCATCAGCGGAGTAGATTGCTGGTGTTGACCCTTCGTAGTAAACCACTTCACTGTGATAGTCTCCTAGTTGATAGTTCTTGTAGCTGACGCCAAACTTGTCACCTGCCAGATGGGGGTCGTATTCCAAAACCTTCCGTAGACGATGTTCATGGTTACCCTCTAGGAATACACTGTGGGGCTTCTTCTTCTTAGCCTTCTTGATAGGATGCCACATACGGTCTAGGAAGTCTAGGCCAGAGTTGATATCTTTCTCGTAAGATGCTCCTGAAAAAGATGCCTTACCTTTGTCGTAAGAGCTAAGGGATGGCATATCAAAGGTGTCACCAATGTTTACTACTACATCAGGTCTACGGTCTAAGATTAGTTTGCCTAACCAGTCTGCCCTATCGTTATTGTGATCTGGGTGGGCGTGACTGTCGGGAATGATTAGGTAGTCTTTAGTCATAGATTATCTCCAAGGGTTCAATGTTAGAATCAAAGTATCGCTTAATCTCGTAGGCTTCTTCCATAGATTCATACCAATAGTTAGTCAGGAACACAGCCCCATCTTCTTCCACCTTACAGACCAGCATGGCCTCAGCTTCTATTGGAATTTGCAAGTTCCATAACTCCTCCTCTGGGAAGTCTTCACGAAGGAATGGCCCGTCTATGATACCCCAAACTACAGTCTTAGGGATAATCTTTGGTGGCTCCTTTGGCTTGAAGAGGTGCTTAAGTTTTCGCAATACTCTCATTACTAGCTCCGTTACTTTCTTCTGTGGCATCTGTAAAACCTCTATGATAACCGATGGTGTGGGCGAGGTAGATAATGGATACTAGGTCCCCACTATCCCCAGTCTTCTCACAAGCGACTAAGCTGGGCAAGAACTCTTCTACAAGGTCCTCTATACTACTCTCACTCATTTAGCCACTCCTCAGGTATTAACTTGTCTGCAAATTTAAATCCGTGACGCTTACACCAGTCACCATAAGTGTTCTTAGACCCTTTGTAAAGCCTACTCTTACTATTACTGAAAACAAACCTGATATCTAGTTCAGGATGTTGCTTCTGAATAAGCAAGTGTTTGGCCCTGTCTGCACTAACGAACCTCCCCTTAGATTCTATGATGATTCCATTGTGTAGCTCAAAGTCAGGTGTGTATGTAGAAGGCTTACGCTGATACTTGATCCTCAGCTTCTCATACTCGTAAGTGTAGCCAGCATCCTCAAGGTGTTTAGCTACCCTAAACTCTAAGCCCGATCTAAAATCCTTTCTCTTCATTCTGGGAACTCAATATCAATAATCCTTACAGACTTATTTCTATACCAACCGCACATATTAATCATCTCAATAGCGGCGCGATAGTTTTCATATGGGCCAAAGTAACTAGATTCCACTAAATCGTAAAGTTCGCCATCAGGGGCGCACTCTCTTAGGTAAGTATCGTGGTCTTCAATATATACATAGTAACTCATCCTAACGACTCCTCTGTCACCTCAGGCGGTGTCCACATTTGACCTTCATATCTGCGCAACCACAACAATCTAGCGTTCTCTAGCACCCTCTCATAAGCCCACTGAGGACGATCCTTTAGGTCTACCATAAGACCCTCTTTAGACGTTAAGTAGGCATCCATACAAGCCTCATACAACCCAACCTCTGTAGTGATACCCTCAAGCATCTGTCCAGCCTTGACAGGACCAACCCTGTAGAGACCTTTGATGTTGTCAACAGCGTCACCAGTTAAGACTTGAGTGTAGAAGAACCTAAGTCCATCAAACTCCTCTACTGTAATCCACTCATCCTTGACGAAGTTATAGTGTGTGCAAGGGACTTGTAGAAAGTCTTTGTCGATACTGGCGATAA